TTTTGAGAACCCGCCGCATATGCACATCGCCAAGCTGGCAGAAAAGATATCCGGCAAGCCATTCTATGACGGCATCAACGAGCGCATGACAGAGGATGAGCTTGAGGAGTCACTGGCGTTCATTGACAAGCACTTTGTATTCCTTGAGTCTAAGGACGGCGGTATGGCAACCATCGACAGCGTTATTGATCGCTGTAAGCAGGCTGTCATGCGGCTAGGTGTTCGCGGCTTGGTCATTGACCCGTACAACTACATTGAGCAGTCGGGGCAGGAGGAGCACACCGGCATCAGCTATATGCTTTCCAAGATAACAAGTTTTGCAAAAGCTCATGGCATCCATGTCTGGTTTGTCGCCCACCCCCAGAAGATGTACCCCCGTGAAGACGGTAGCTACGCAGTGCCAAAGGGCATGAACATATCCGGAAGTGCGGCGTGGTTTGCGAAGGCAGACCTTGGCATCACGGTGCATCGGGCAGAGGATTCAACTGAGATCCATTGCTGGAAGTCTCGCTTCAAGTGGGTCGGACAGCAGGGTATGTGTTTGTTGAAGTACAATATGCCGAACGGCAGGTTTGAGGAGTTTCATGCGGCGCCTGATAAGAGTTTTGCTGAGAAGTATGGCGGCAAAAAGCGGGATTGGGATTCTTTTGACGAGTTCTAGGGGGAGCCATGAGGCCAACAGATCTAGGCACTAACGAGATACACAAGCGACACCGAACCATGGTCGAGGGGGGCAAGCTCCCTCGAGCCAAGGTTATGGATCAACTTGTTATAGACAAGTACCTGATAGACGGCTTGGTAACACTTGCACAGCATCAGGCGGCTGAGTACATCCTGAATCAAGCGGTCAAAGCTGGCGTGTATACGCGCCCCCTGAACTATTCGGAGCCGTCATCGGGGGGTGTGAAGAAAGGTAACATCAGCGACTATTTGTTGCGGTTTGGTAACACCATGTCACTGATAAGTCGGCGATATGGCGAGTACGCAAGCTATCTTACTGAAGAGGTTGTTTGTCATAACTGGGATGTGTCTGGAGATGGCGGGAAGCTCAGGGTCTTGAAGGACTCGCTGGACTTAATTGTAAATCTCCGTATGGCGGGGGGTCGCAATCCAATGCGACATATGAGGAAGGGTGCGGTGGTTGATTGAATTGGCCCTCCATGTCTTTGCGCGACTTTTCGGCACTTCATTCAATCTTTGGCTAGGACGCCACCGCTCGCCCATACGGAGGTTAGTCGCGCATGGATCAACTCTTACTTATACTCTCGGGGCCTTATGATCTCAAGAATCTTGTGCGGGCCCTGAGTGTCCGGCCTGCACGTTACAGCTAGGTTCTTCATGATAAATACATCTCGGCCCAAGCTGTCCGCCATAACCATTGCGGCTTTAACGGCGTTTAGCTGGTCACTGCTATCCCACGGCATCATAGCGCTCCTGCCTTACAGAGCTTCTGATCCAAGGGTTAACCCTACGCTCTGCGGGGCTCATTGGCGGTTGATAGCCCGAAAGCTTCCCCGACAGAATCTTTCGTATCTTCGATGAACTTGAGTAACTGATGCAGGTATCCGAATCAACCTGACTCAAATACCCGTCATTTACCAGCGACTTCATGATGGCCCTTCCATAGTCGGCGCTTATATTAAGAATCCCGAGAATGTCGGACAAGGTAAAGCTGTTCCCGCTCCTGTATAGCCTCGAACTAACTACCTTATTTTCGTACTCTTCCTGAGTTCTTTCCCTCATCCTTTTTACCTCCATCGGCTGGTTTTTTAAAAATACGATCCCAGTTATCACTGAACTTGTCAGCATTAACAGACCTTGGCCTTTGTCTTGATCCCTTGCTCATGCTTTTATCCAACCTAAAGGAAAGGGCAACGTGCGTTGCAGGTTAATCCGATCAATAACGAACGGAAGGCTAGATATCCCCCGAATGGTTATAGGGGTATACGCTCGACCTTTTGTGTTGTAATGCCTGTAAAACTGTCGTCGTGGCACCATACGCTCGGGCAACCAAAGGGTGTCCCTGCCATCACGGGGAGAGCGTAAAGACCTCTTTTTCTTAGGGTTATTTCGCCACTTGCTATTGACCCGCAGTAGTGACCATTTAGTGCGCCGAGGGCCGAAGGCTTTTGTAGACTCACCCCCTATTACCGCTCCCCAAACCGTTCGATAGCGTCTATGCCGCCCCATCAGTCCTCCTCCCTCTCACAGAAGTCGTGGTACGTTCCCTCATAATCGGGCCAGTCCCCACGTTTTACCATCTCGCAATACTCATTCAGGGACTTTTCCTCTTCTTCAAAATCAAGAGTGCCAGCAATCCCCAAGAGAATCAAAATCACCAGAGTGGTGCCCAAAAGCGAATACGTGCCAATCTGCTCGTCATTCATTTTCCATCTCCCATTCGATTAGGATTTCAAGATACTCCCGCGCCTTTCTGAGGTCGTTAAGACCCCCCTTGCTTTTCCAGCGGGAAACGTATTTCACGACATTGGCCTCGCACACCCCGAGACCGTTGGCCAACGCGTAGTACGTTGGTTGCACTGCAAGCTTGGCATAATGATCGCCGCCAACTTGACTATCTCTTCTCAGCTTCATCAGCTCTCCCATTACTATCATCAATTATCAGAAACTCAGACCCCTTTTTAGACGCGTAATTTTTCGCCCTAAAAAAAGCCTCTTCTTTTGTCGAACAGAGACCCCTAATAGCACCCCTTTCGACTATCCTGTAGCACCCCTCGATGCGGACAACTCGCCCACTAAAACCTTTACTCTTCATGGCCGTAGTCCTCCGCTAGGATTTTGTAGATTTGATTGATGTCCGATTCGGACGGTTCTGGTGATCCCTTGATCGCCCTGACAGAGTCAACATATAACCCGTCAAGGCCAACGTCAGGCTCATCGTAAACGGTGAACGACACCTCATAGATGTCGTTGTCCAGATAGATGGTCTCCTTACTGTTTAACAGCATGGTGATTCTCCCAGTCGATTGACATCCACTCACCCATTAACAAGTCAGAGCTTTCGACATCATGGTGGAATTGAGCGATCTGCTGATCACTCAGGTTGTTGCGTGACCCGCACCAATGATCCCTGAGGATCTCGGCCAAGTCACGGTCATCGAGCATATACTTGACGCGCCTATGCACAGGCAGTTTTGTCACACGATCCATAGTGCTCGCCCTCCTCGCTCACTAACGATGCGGAGATTAACGAATCTATTCTCCGCAAACACTGCTTAATCAATTTTCGCATTGCTCACCCTCCATCGCTTCATCAACGGCCTCTCGCCAGCTTTTAGCACTTGTTTCAGACCAGCAGAAGCACCCTTCCTCCGTGAGACACCAGCCGTTTTTTGTCGGCATGGGATAGCACTGGTTTTCTACCAGCCACTCTAGTCGCTCGCTGTCTCGCTGAAGACTATTTAGCTCTCCCGCAACCCCAAGCTCTCTCTTAACTTCTTCAAGTAAATCGAGTGCCTGCTCTAAGATATAAAGCTCAAAGTCCTTGTCTATGTAGGTGACTATGCGCTCACTAATCTGGTCTAGCTTTTCTAAGGTAGTCATACCGATTTCCTCCTAAGGCCGCTTACGCGGCCTCTGCGATTATTGTTCGCACACCAGCCTTGTTGGCCTGACGCGCATCGTAAGCATGGAGGGTGCGGTCACATATGACCACAACCTCATGCTGTCCAAGAGTAACCCAGTCGTTGTCGATCAGGTCACCATCAGTAAAGCACAGAGTGATGTCACACTCCAGCCCGTTGTCGGTGAGGTACTTAACCCCGTCCGACATCCACGTACCGCCACCCTCAGGGATGTCGAGGTCGAGCAACTCACCACCAGAGAACACCTCATGCACTGAATGCACACGATGGTTGGTGAAGACAACGACTACGCCATCCCTTGGATTTAACTCGTCAATAGCAACGGACAGCTCGGTGATGAACTGGCCAAGCTGGGTGCGATTGACTGAGCTGGAGATGTCAACGATGACACCCATGCGGCCAAGAGACCCTCGGTGAGTCGGCGAGATAACGCCCAGCGTTGCGTAGCGGCGGCGGTGGATACGTGACCAAGTCACATCGCCACCATCACCGGCTCGGTGTAGCAGGTCGGCCAGCTCAGAGCGCCAGTCAACGTCAGAGCGACTGCCTGAGGAGAACCGATTGGAACCCTCGCGCACCTGATCACTGACGCCCACGCCACGGGAAGTGGCCTCTTCAATACCATCGTCAACATGGTTGCGAATCTCATGCTCATCCTCACGAGCGGCGGCTTCCTGCTCATCTGGGTCGCCTTCATACTTTGGCGACAGGTGATGATCATGGCCCTCGGCATCGGGCAGTTGATCACCGCTACCCTCGCCAGACTCATCGCCAGACTCATCGCCGGTCTGGTCACCAGACTGGTCGCCAGACTGGTCACCATCGGCACCGTCAGAGTCGCCGCCAAAGTCATCGCCCTTGACGGGGTCATCCTCAGGCTCTTCTGGCTGGGCCAGTGCCGCGTAGACATTGTCCACGATGTCATCGCGGCCATAGTCCTGCGAGTAGCAACCCTCGGGGATCGGCTCGAGACCCATGGCGATGCAGTCTGCGTTGATCACGTAGTCGGCGGCGCGGTTGTAGAGCTTGGCATCGAACGCCTGACCGGCCCTGAAGAATCCACGCTCGCGGTAGAAGTCGCCGCGCTGGGGATGCCGCAGGATTATGTGTGACACCTCATGAGCAAGCAGGAACGCCCGCTGTGAGTCGCTGGCTACACCCCTGAAGAACTCAGGATTGATGTAGACATAGATGCCGTCAGTGCCAGCAGTGGGGATCTTGGAAGTCCAGATCACCTCGGTGGCGATCAGCACCGAGTAGTGAACCGGCGCCTTGGCCTGAAGGATGATCAGCGCCGCAATGTAGCGGCGCGATTTGGCGAGGTCGTCAGTGGCCTCAAACAGTTTTACAGCTCTCATGGTTACACCTCCATGCCAGTGGCTTCCGCCAGCGGCAGTAACTCGTGGAATTTATGGTTGAACGCAGAGGCGGTGCTGGATGCCAGAACCCAGCCGCGCCTCGCGGACAGTCGCAGTAGTTTGGTGCCGAGTGAGACCTGAAGGTCAGGACGCAACCGGATTATGTACCGAAGAGCGGCATCGCCACTGTCTGCATCATCTGCGCCGTTGATAGCGCGGTTGGCGGCCAGTAGCTGGTAGCCAGTCGAGTCGGGCACATTGGCACCCTCAGGGTCAGCGTGGATCTCAGGGCCGGTAGGCACCTGATCAGCCATGGCAATGTGGCGGCACAGCATACCCGCCGCACGTTCACCGATCACGCCGCCCAGCAGAACCTGCATGAAACGGGGGATGGTCACGCCATCGAAGTCACCGGAATCCATAAAGGCGGTGAGCTGGTCGGCGGCGCGTACCAGTGATCGCGGAGTGCAGAATGCGCCGTCCTCAGTCGGCACTGCCTGATCGAAGAACCCCTCATTGTGATAGGTCAGGGCGCAATCGATAGCGAGCGGGTTGACATCGTTGGCCTCGGCCCACTTGGCCCAGCCATTGACATCGAACTCCAGCTCGAGGATCAGGACGCGGTTGTTCAGGTGACTCAGCATCCGAGTAGCACCTGACTTGTCAGCAACACGGTTGCCCGTGAAGACAACGATCCAGCCATCAGGGATTGCCCAGCCGGCGAGGGTGCGCTCCTCGGGGTCGAGCACATCGGCCAGCACCTTTTGGATATCGGCACTGGCTTGCAGTAGCTCATCGAAGAGGATCACGCCGTGCTCGAGGCCGCTCTCTTGGATCTTGGTGATCAACGGCGGCTTGGTGAACTTGGTCATGACGTTGCCGTCAGCATCCTTCATGGGCAGTGCGACACCCGCGATCTCAGCAGAGTCACGGTTAGCGACACGTTCCTGAATCAGGCCAACCCGATCTACTGACAGGCCAAGATGCTCGGCATACATGGCCCGAAAGTCATTCTTCAGGAACTGGGTTTTGGCGATACCGACAGGGCCAATGAGGCCCAGCGGCATGGGGTTTGCTGACATGAGATTGACAGCGGCGATTGCGCGGACATCCGCGAGGTTAGCTTTAACGTGTGACATGGGTCACCTCCAACAGTGGTTAGGGTTAGTCGATAAGGTCGGCGAGCAGTGAATCGCCAGTGACAAGGGAATCTGCGCTGGCAGGCGCAGGGCTAAACTTTGGCGCGGCGGCAAGGTCACCCAGTCCCTTGGACACCGTTTTTGCGGCACGTACCGCACGGTCGCGGACAGCAGTGCTGTTCTTGACATGATCAATCGAAGTGATCGAGCCGATCTGCTCGTCAATCAGGTCGGCGAGTTGCAGGACACGCGGGTCATTGTCATAGCCCTTGACCATGCCCCTGAGCATTGCGGCATGGGTCTTGGCATTGTCGAGCAGTGACTTGTGGAGACGCTTGCCCTCGGTTAACTGCTTCTCAACAGTGTCCATATGATCCTTCGCACCCTTGATGGCGGCATCCTTCGCGCCCTCGAGCTGTTTGGCCAGCGTCTGCTCATGACGCTTGGCGATGTCGGCGGCAAGCCCAGCGGGTAGCTGTAACTTGTCAGCGGCAAACACGGGGATCGGCTGAGGCGGTGAGACATCGACACCATACTTGGCGGCAATGATCTCAGGCGCAGGCATATCGACATCCGACACGCGGCCCAGATCGACACGATCACGGGCTTCGTAATAGTCCCGATATCGCGGCATGAATTCAGCCAGCGCAGTCTGGGCCTCAGACTTCAGCTCGGACAGCTTGGAGAGCACCTCAGGCACTCGGGTCACGGGGATCAATCGCATCCCGCGCTTTTGCTGGCCATCCTCGGCATCAGTGAAGGGCAGGGTGTTTTCGTAAAGGTAGGTGCGGACAGCGGCATACTTGCTGTTCACCGCCTTTAGATCAGTGGTCAGGGTGCCCAGCGATCCGACACGGGTGTTGACGGGCACGGTGTGATTGACGCGGCACTGAACGGCGGCGGCATCACTGGCTACCTTGGAACGCTTCATTGGGTCGGCCTTGCGAATGGTGACCTGAAGAAGCATGAAGTTGTTAACAGCGGTTTCGATAAAAGACATGGGTACACCTCCAATGGTGTTGGTTAGGTTTCGGTCAGCATCAGACCTCTTCAGTGAGTGTGCTATCACCCAGACCTTGGGGGCGCATGGCCCCCGTTGATTTACCACTCCCCGCCCTGAAGCCGGAACTCGAGATTACGAAACGTCTTGGCGCCGCAATTCATTTTTTCCTGAGCGCGTCTCATGGCCTCTTTTGCTCCGAGGTGAGTGACCGAGTAGGCGGTATCTAAACCGAACTCGCCCTCACCTTTGAGCCTGTTCATTACCATGATCCATTGTTCTTTTTTCTCTGACATAGGTTTCACTCCTCAGTGACATTTCCGAAAAGACAAAGGGCGGCGATGGCCGCCATATTGATGATGATGAGGATGGTCATTGGTTACTCCTCTTCTAGATACCCTTCGAGGGCATCCTGCGGCATATGCTGAATCAGAATGGATTCGAGCGCCGATACATCGCCGCGTTTGATATCGGTCTTGATCTGCTCGATAACCTTATCGATAAGCTGATATAGGTCTGGCATGGGTGTTACCTCCGAATGGTTAGGGTTGAGGGTGACCCGTTCTGTTGCCAAGTGGGTCAGGCTCCGAATCTTATTCAGGGGCGCCAGTCATGCTGGGTTTCAGGTATGAAAGGACGCTTTGCGTTGAGTGCCGCAACCTCGGGGGCTTTCCCCAGATTATGCAGACTCTTGGCGGTGTCCCAGCACACCCTGCCACCGACATAGTCAGCGCGGGTTTTGAGTGCGTTTTCATACCGTTCGGCCCAGTGACTGAAGTCGCGGCGTTTTGCCATAACAGTCTCCGAATGATTGGGGGAATAGAGTGCAGAGCACTCAGTCATACCCAACGCCTAGGGCGGTGGGCATGGTGAATACTCTAAAAAATTCGCCATACAACCGTTGATTACCTGCCGGTGCTGTACTGTTTTTGCCTGATCCCATCGCTGTTATCAGGCTCCCCAGCATTGTTAGTCGCTACATTCCGAAGATGGTCTCTGCGAGGTAGTGGGGTTGTCATCACACTGTCGGTTGATCGTCAGTTGCCATATCAATGCGGGGTCGGTGATATGCCCGACTGTCACTGCCCTCGCCTTCGCCTAGCCTCAATGGGATCTCAGGATCTCTTGGGTCATTGGGTACAGTGCCGCTGATTTGCTTAGAACCTCCCGCACACCAGCTAAATGGAACTGGCTTTAAGGTCGGATGCTAGCCGCTCAGGATTGGTAGGGATGAGGCCCCGACACCCGTAACGTGGGTCGTATCCGGTTGGTTTGAGTGACGCCTATCCACATGGGGTCTCGGGCGTATCGAGTGCCAACATTGCGAACCCTACGCCCATTTGTCCTACCCGTCAACAAGTCATACATAAAATAATGTGCATATGTCACACCACTTCAGAGCGGGGGTTTCCGGATGGGGTTTCAGGCGGGGTTAGGGTGCAATTTTTTTTGCCTATATAAGCACCAAGACTTTCCCCATGCCAAATGGGATCTGGCTATATAAGCACCAAGACTTTCGACCCTCCGATAGGGCAAGGAATATGTCGGCGTCAAGGGTTGACAGCGCCAGAAAACTCTGAAAATGGGCCTAAGTGTTTGATTGCATTAGAGAAAATACTTTTCCTGTACATTTATCCACTATTTAAGTTGTTGATTTATAAGGGAAAAGCCCGTGGTGCGATTTTAAGGCCCTACCCCATACGCTGGCATAGGTTTCGTAAAGTGGCCCTTAGAACGCGATTGAGGGCCTCTGAGCGGCAAGTGCGATTTGTCAAGACTTTTTTTCTTTTTATTGCGCGGGGTGATACACTCCCCTTGTATATGTAGCAAAAGGCTACAGGTATCCAAACACGACAGATCAGAGAATGAGGCAAACGAGTCATGAGTAACAAGCTAACCCCAAAGCAACTCCACTTCGCACGTTGCGTGGCCAGCGGGATGTCACAGGCACAGGCATACCGAGAGGCATACGATTGCAAGCCGGACGCATTGAAGGAAACGCAACAGCAGGCGGCCAGCAGGCTCATGAG